CATACCAGATCTTGCCAGTTACAAAATCATTTCCAGAAGGTGTGCCAGATTGATAAATAATATCGTGACGCTTATTGAGTGCTGCAAATGTTGCAACCTCATCGTCATTACCAGCTGCATTAGGTGTTGTGTTCTGCTCAGCAAGCGTTACAACATCTTCTTGCTTTAGTTTGGCAAGATCAACAGTGTTATCAAGAATATCAAGAGCTACTTCACCATCAGCAGAACGCTGTAGATCAATAGGTGCTGAGGCTTGAATACGTACTACGCCTTGCTGGGTAGCATTACTCTTGTCAACACCAACCTGTACTTCACCATCAGCAGTATAAGAAACATTGACAGCTTCATTAGATGCCTGACTAACAGTAACGACACCTTGCTGAGTAGCTGTACTTTTATCTACACCAATGGTTGCTGTACCACTGCTATACGCAACATTAACTGCCTCACCAGAAGCAGGTTCAATGATGACAGTACCTTTCTGTGTCGGTGAACTGTCACTAGCACTGATGACCATCTCGTCACCAGAGTTAGAACCACTTTGGGTTTTAGTAAGGACAATACCTTGAGTAGTATTACTAGTGATGTCTTGTGCAATGATGTTGCCAAGCTGCTCACGGTTAACCGCACTGCCATCAGCTGCAGCAGAACCAAGGTTATCAATTGACTGACCATTCATATTAAGGTCAGCTTTTACCTCAGGGAAAAACTTGTCTACCTTGAGATCACGAAACTCCTGAGAGACACGCAATAGCTGTGTAAAATTACTATCCAGGTCTGCACCACGAATAGAACTTCCAGGAGTAAAGTTGGGGATCTTCAGTGCATTGAAATCAGTGCGACGAAGAATAAGAACTTGAGTGGTGGGGATACTGGTAAATGTAATCGTGTTACCAGAAATTGCATAATGTGTAGTAACGGTTTGAACATCATAGTTCCCCGTAGAAGAATTATAGAGATAAACGAATACGTCGTCATCTTCAAACTTACTGTTGTTGAATGGGTAAACATATGTATTAGTGCCGTTGATACTCGGCGTTGCAAATGCTGCCGACGGAGTTTCAATTGCCATAGTTAATAGTTGTTGTATCGACGTAGTTGTTCAAGGTTGTTGCGTTGAGCTGCACGTTTTGTTTGATTCTGCTTGAATTGAAGTGCACGAATATCAGCACTGTGATCGGATTTATTGATCGCAAACCTCATTGCTGTACGTAATGCACGATTAAGCTTCATGTGTAGTTGCTTAAAATCAGCAAGATCAACATCCTTATTAGCCGACTGTGCTTCACGGAATGCTCGCCTGAAAGCTCTACCTTCAGTACTGTTCATAATCCTCTTGATTTCAGCCTTGTAATAACCACGTTCACCCATAATCCGCTGGATATCAGAACGTTGCTCAGGTGTAAGTTTGACCCCAGCACCGTCAGTACTCAGCACAGGACGAGCATCAAACTCAACATCTACTAAGAACTGCTTTTCATCACTGATGTCATCGTGAACTTTCCAAGGCGAGAAGGTATTCCAGACTCGGGTCCAATTACCAGGCACGCCTACAAGACCACCATCGATATAATCATGGGTGTCAGGCAACATACCTTTAAGTAAAGGATTACGATTGGCAATGAGCTGTGACATCTCCATCTCAAGTTCTTTCTTTTGAGGAGTGATCAACCTGCTCATGTCATTACGAAGACCACTAAGTGGAATAAGACCACTCGTAAAGGTTGAACCCCATCTAGCAGCAGCAGCTGGGTTACCAGCAAACACATCATTCATGGGCTCTAGGCCAGCTAAGAATGATTTGTTGACGATACTAGAAGTGAGAATGAAGCCAGCTTTATTCATAAGCATCTGACCATCATTCGGATCAAGCGTACCATCGACCACGTTGTCCATGATGTTGGCAGTCAATGCAATCCAATCGGCAACAGGTCCAAGGTTTTCATAGCTGTACCAACGACCATCCGTACCTTTGTAAGTACGAGGTTGATATTCAGCATCACGTCGAACTCGCTGGGCATCATCTTTATAAATACCGTCACCACGTATACGATCACCCATGAACGCAATACCAGTAGCAGTAACAGCAAGTGCACCAATAGCCTTTCGGCCTTTTAACTCAGCGCGGATATTGCTGTAGACCTGTTCTACGTTGGCATCGTTGAAATCAATACCACGAGTCTTCAAAAGCTCTTTGACTTTATCAGTTGGCATCTTTTCAAATGGCAAACTAAAAGCATTTAGCTTGTCAAAGAACAAACCTGCTGGACTGTGACTACCAGCAAACGACATCATGTTCATAGATGTTCGAGGGAACATCATGAATGGTTTGAATGCAGGAGCTGCTTTAAGTAACTCATTAAGGGTTCTACTAGCAGGACCGTCAAGGTTCATGGCAATTTCACGACTAGCGTGCTCAACAGCACTTTCAGTAATCATGCCGTTCTTATCAAACATACGCTTATAAGCTTCGTCTCCAATGCCCTGCATCTTGTCAGCAGTCAGCTTTCCATTAGATGCATTGACCATGTCAAATGCTTTTCCTCTAGCTTCGATATTGGCGATAACGGAACGTGTGAATCCATCAAAAGCTGTCATTGCATTAGGACCAAACCGCAGCAACGGGTGTTGCTCAAGGTCATGCATTAGTTCAATTTGACCAACTAAGGCAGCAGGACCATCGTTGCCTTGTTTAGAGGCAGCATCAGCAAACGCATTAAGAGTCTCTAGTGTCTTCTCATTTTGCCTTGCAATGTCATCACGCATAACATAACCAACCTTAGTTGGGTCCTTTGACACACGGGAAAACACTTGGTTCATGTGTGACCAAGCACGGGTAAATGTCTCACCAAAAGCTTGATATTGATAAAGGCCACGACGCATTGTTTTAGTGTCACCATTGATAGCTGCACCAACAAAGGTTGCAACCGGTCTTTCAATTAACAAAGCAGCGTTACTAAGACCAGCCTTAAGTGGGGTTACTAGAGATGAAAGCGTGGAGTTATAAATATTCGCCCAGACGCCCTGTACAACAGCACTCGGCAGTTCTGGTTGAGCATCAAAAAATGCTTTTTGAATAAGACCAGTACTTTGTTGTACATAGTTATTGAGTTTAGTAATGCTATTGACGTTGCCATCAGTAACCTCATATGCAAGCATTAAAGGCTTGAGCATTTCAGGACGCTCTCCTTTAACAGCACGCAAAGTATCAACAGTATCCTTAGACTCTTGTGCCAAACGGGTCATGGTATCCCTAGTGTCTTTAACAAGATCACTTGGCTTGCCAAAAATTCTTTTAAGTCGCTTCCAAAGGTTGGCCATATTAAGAGTACGGCCAGCGATATAAGAATGTTGTGCTTTGGCAGTCATCAAGAATTCGAGTCGATCAAGGATCTGTTCTTGTGCT